AACAAAGTATCACAACTGTGGGATACAGTAGCTGAACCTGAATACACTGAGGTAGATAAATACAACGACCCTCCAACAATACCAATCTCAGATGAGAATAAAATTGTAGAGATACTTGTCAAGTGGTGGGAGAAAAAATACCCAATGATTGAAGGTCAACGTAATCAGAACTGTTATGTATTGGCTATGGCATTCAATGATTATGGAATAAACAAATCGTTGGCAGGTTATATACTTAATAGATATGTCACTAAAGATTTTAATCAAAATGAAATCAACAGAACAATAGACTCTGCATATATTAATACTCAAAACTTTGGTACTAAGTATTACGAAGATGAAGAAAGACTTCAATCAATTAAGGATAAGTTTAGAAAGGGTATATCAAAAAAAGAAATACGCAGCCAACTAAGTGATGCAGGTATGGATGCAGAAGCGATAGATGGTGTAGTAAATAAAATAGAAAAGGAACAAGCAAAGAAAACCTTTTGGGAAAAGAATGAAAAGGGAACCATAAAGATTGTACACTTCTCTTTTAAAAAGTTTTTAGAAGACAATGGTTTCTATAAGTATTGCCCTGAAGGTGGTAAGAACTATGTATTTGTTAAGGTTACTAATAACCTAATAGACCACACATCAGAAAAAGAAATCAAGGACTATGTATTAAATTATTTACAAGACATTGATGACTTAAGTGTATACAATTACTTCGCAGACCAAGTTAGATTTTTTAGAGAAGAATTTCTAACCCTATTAAATACCATAGATATTTATTTCATTGAAGACACAAAAGATTCTGCTTACTTATACTATCAGAACTGTGCAGTTAAGATAACTAAAGATTTAATTGAACCTATAGACTATTTAGATTTAGGAGGTTATGTTTGGTCTGACCATATCATATCTAGAAAATTTAAAATATGTGATGAGTACAAGTGTGACTATTCTATATTTATTGGAAACATTTGTGGTAATGATAATGACAGGGTAAAGACTATGGAAAGCACCATAGGATTTATGATGCACGGGTATAAAAATTTATCTTATTGTCCGGCTATCATTCTTAATGATGAGATTATATCAGACAATCCTGAGGGTGGCACGGGTAAAGGTTTGTTTATGAATGCACTTAGTCAAATGAAAAAGTTAGTAGTCATAGATGGTAAAGCTTTTGCTTTTGAGAAATCATTTCCATATCAATTAGTATCAGCAGATACACAGATACTTTGTTTTGATGATGTGAAGAAGCACTTTGATTTTGAAAGATTGTTTAGTGTAGTAACTGAAGGATTGACATTAGAGAAGAAGAACAAGGATGCAATCAAGATACCATTTAGTAAGTCTCCTAAAATTGCTATCACAACTAACTATGCTATCAAGGGTTCAGGTAATTCTTTTGAACGTAGAAAGTGGGAGGTAGAACTTCATCAACACTATACCAAAAACTTTACACCACTTGATGAATTTGATAAGCACTTTTTTGCTGATTGGAATGAAGATGATTGGTGTTTGTTTGACAACTATATGACTTCTTGTTTACAAAATTATTTAACAACAGGTCTTGTTAAGAGTAAGTTTGTTAACCTTAAGATTAGACAACTGTCTGCTTCAACTTCACACGATTTTATAGAATGGTGTGGACTAATTGAAGGTCATCAAAAGAATAACAAACTCGTACTTGATTCTAGATTATCAATGCAAGATTTATACTTTGACTTTATTGGAGAGTATCCTGACTATGGACCAAAAGCTAAGATGACTATTAGTAGAACAAGATTTTATAAATGGTTAATTCAATATGGTTCATACATAACCAACAAGCAACCATTGGAAGGGAGAGATATGAATGGAAGATGGTTTGAGATGCAGACACCTAAGTCAAGTCAAAGCACTATGAACCTATGACAGAAAAGCATCTGCACATAGCAATGATTAATTCTTTTAGTGTAATAGTATTAGATTACGATTGGGAAGAAATCATTGATGGGAAGACTCCTTACTTTGCACACAATGTTGCAAGAAGAATTCCTAGTAAAAGAGAATTAGAAAATATATTAAAATACTTTATTGAAATAGAAGACTACAAAAGATGTGCATCGTTACAAAGATATATGAAGGAAGACCTGAAGAAGTAACTGAAAGAGTTTCAGGTTATTCAGATGAAATGATGTATCGTCAATGTAAATTGTTACACGATATTATTTTTAAAACCAAACTTGTAAAACAAGGAAGGGGTAAGAAAGCAGTGATGGTAGAAAGAAGGATGTATGAAATAGATGCTATCGTGGAGCACAAAGCAAAGGTTAGTCTTGAATATTATAAAAACAGAATGGCGATACCAAGTAAAATTAAATTTAGAGAATACCAAAAGAAAATTATTGTACAAGGAGCAGAACATCTAATTAAAAACGGATTTGTTTATTTAGCTATGGAAGTTAGAACGGGCAAGACCTTAACAAGTTTAGGAATGTGTCGTCTTTTAAAAGACACAAAGGTTTTGTTTGTTACAAAGAAGAAAGCTATTAGCAGCATAGAATCTGATTATGATTTATTAAATGCAGAGTTTAGTATAACAATAATAAATTATGAATCACTCCATAAAATAACAGACAGAGATTTTGATACCATTATATTAGATGAAGCACACAGTATGGGTGCCTTTCCTAAACCAAGCAAGAGAGCCAAGCAGGTAAAGGAAATGCTTGTAGCACATAATCCAAAAGTTATATTGCTATCAGGTACACCAACACCTGAATCATATAGTCAGATGTTTCATCAGGTATATGGAATTAAGAATAATCCTTTTAGAGACTATGTAAACTTTTATAAATTTTCTAAACGATATGTAAACGTAAAGCAGAGAAAGATAAATGGTTTGTATATAAATGATTATCACGATGGACTACAATCTATACTTGATGAAATGAAACCACATACTATTGCTTACTCACAAAAGGAGGCAGGGTTTAAAGTAGACACAAGGGAGCACACACTAGAGGTGGAACTTGAACCAATAAGCTATAAGCTTACGGCTCAATTGAAAAAAACTTTAGTAGTAGAAGGAAAAGATGAAGTCATACTTGGTGATACACCGGTGAAATTAATGATGAAGCTGCATCAGTTATACTCCGGAACAATAAAGTTTGAATCAGGTAACTCAACTGTATTGGATTTTAGTAAAGCAAAATTTATTAAAGAAAAATTCAAGGGTAAGAAGATTGGAATCTTTTATAAATTCAAAGAAGAATTAAATGCTTTGAAAAAAATCTTTGGAGATAATTTAACAACAGAACTTAGTGTCTTTGAAGACACAAATAAATCTATAGCTTTACAAATTGTATCAGGTCGTGAGGGTATCTCCTTACGAAAAGCAGATGCTCTTGTATATTATAATATAGATTTTTCTGCTACATCATATTGGCAAAGCAGAGACAGAATGACAACTAAAGATAGACTAGAGTCAGACGTTTATTGGGTTTTCTCTAAAGGAGGAATTGAAAAAGATATTTACAAAGCAGTCTCCAAGAAGAAGGACTATACTGTGAATCATTTTAAAAAGGATTTGTTATCTTTGTGATATGAGGTTTGTAAGGTTCACACTAATATGGATTAGTCAAAACCTAGCTATACCTTTTTGGGTGGTTGGTCATATTCACTTGTCGGTTCATACCTTTCACGACTTGACAGAAATCATATCATCAGTGGGTATGAATGTGATAGTGGCTATAGGATTTTATTTAGATTATAAACGTGACCGAACAACAGATACAAGCGAAAAGAATTAAGCAGTTAGAAGCTGAGGGTTATTATGTTTTAAAATTAGTTAAGACTAATAAGAATGGAATCCCTGACATCCTAGCAATACCTCCTGATAGTAAGGTTTTGTTTAGTGAAGTTAAAACACCAAAAGGAAAAGTATCTAAACTACAAGAATATAGATTAAAAGAACTAGAAGGATATGGTTTTAGCACTGAAGTATACCGAGGATAAGTTACCTTACGAAATAGATGATTGGTTCTTCCAACAACTAAGTGACTATTCTTTATCAGATGCATCCTTAATAGTAGCACAGGCTCTTGCGGTATTAAAAGAACTCCCTACAAAAAATGGATGGAGTCAAGAAGTAGCAGGTGTTATTACTGACAAAGGAACAGAGCCTATATTTTTTGTGATAGAATATTTGAAACAAGAAGATGACAGACCAATACTAATAGATATAAATGAAATTGAAGTAGATGAATACTTAGACTTTATAATAGAAAACAAATCAATCAAATCATACATAGATGAATCAAGAGTTAGAGACCTTATACTTAAAGGTGGAACAGTTCAGCCACTTAAAAGAAATAATAAAAACAATTCTTAACGTAGACGTTAAGAAAGATAGGAATAGAATGCAGCATACAGTCAATTGTAAAATGATATATGCTAATGTACTTAGAGAATGTGGTTATGGGTGCAGTGTTATTTCTAAATCAATCTTAATGAACCACGCAACTATCCTCCATTACTTTAAAACATTTCCTTTCTACATAAAAACAGATGTAGTTCTTCGTAATAATTATGAAAGAATTAAATCAGAGTTTAATAAAGAGTATGACCCTGTTTATTATTTGTCAGAAAATGAACTAAAAAACGAAGTTTTTTCTTTGAAAATTAAAAATAAAGATTTATCTTCGGATTTGGAGACGTGCCAATCTAGACTCACCGAACTGATAAACAAAGAGGGTAGGCTTGAAGACATCTTTAAGATGATAGATGAGAGGACAAGACCCGGTACAGAGGACCACGTTCTAAAAAAATTAAATCACTTTTTCAATGGTGTATACACAAAATGAAATAGACAAAATACTAGCCTATAAAACTTGGTCAGATAAAAAAAAGCAAGACCAACTTTTAAGAATGGATTGTTCTATGTATTGTCATCTTGGAATAGATTCCAATAAAAAGGAAAGAGAAGAGGTAACGAAAGTTTCTCGTAAAATTTATACTGCAATTAAATCTATTAATCATAATATGGGAACATTGTTTTTACAAACAATGGATAAGAATGTAACCAAAGAACCTTTATAGGAAATGCAAGAGCCGTCAGCGTATGACAAAGAACGTATAACACACATCAATCATTTGATGGAAGCAATACACGGCTCTACTAATGAGATTTATGAAGCACTAATTGACAGAGACTTTGTTATCTTAAAGAAGGAAATAAAAGAACTTCAAGACATCCTTAAGGACATATCTATTTCTATAGAGGATGACATATGATTACAAGCAGTTTGCTAATGAGCAGCAGTTATTTGATTTTATAAAAGACAATTTTATAAACGACCTGAACCCTAGTGAATATTCCACATCAAGATATGATTGTTTTTCTGAGCGATATCAAATGGATATTGAACTTAAGTGTAGAAGAAAACATTATGAAGGTTTAATTATAGAGAAAGGAAAGTATGATGCTCTGATGCATCGTTGTAAAACATACGGGACAATACCGGTATATATTAACTCCACACCTGAAGGTGTTTGGGGATTTTATTTGCAACAGTTTGATTTAGTATGGGAACACAGAGACTTACCTAAACAAACAGATTTTTCTAGACGAGAAAAAATATCTAAAGAAATAAGTTATCTACCTGTATTAGAAGGAATAGATTTACTTTCTCTTCTTGACAAGCCTTCTCCTAGCCTTTAAAGGTTTTACTCTTTCAGGTAAGTACTTACTCTTACCATAAGAATCCCACTCTTTAGCCATATCAGGATTGTTTGCATACATCCATCTTCTTTGTGCTTTACTTTTAAACGGCATATATTCTATTTAGTTTCCAAATTTTTGACTACCAAAGGTATCCTTACCTTTCTTCTTTCTTTTCTTTTTACCAAAGCCATCACCACTACCAAAGCTTCCTGAACCAAATGAAGAGCCTGATGTGTAATTCATTTCTTTATCTTTCAGTAATCTATTTAATTCAGCTTCTCTTCTTTTCTGTTCTTTCTTTTGTTGTTCAGATTCATAGTCAGGAGAGTTAGGACCAAAGGTGTCATACCATAATCTATAGTTATATCTTTTCATTTCGCTTCTTGAACTATAGTTGCCAAGCTTTTCTTTTTCTATAGCAGCAGCCTTTCTTTCCTGTGCTTGTTTCTTATTCATCTCACCATATAAACTTCTCAACACCAAACGTCTTACATCTTTATACATTGGTATGAATCCTGAGTTACCTAATAATTCAAGAGGTAGTCTATACATTAACTCATCTTCTTGTCTTTCCTGTGCTTCAACAGTTTTCTTTGGAGCAGACGTAGCTTTCTTAACAATAAAGTCTGCGGTCTTAACTGCAGGTCCTAAAGAAGCTGCCATATTAGTTAGTATATCTCCAAGAGATGAACCTCTTCCATCTTTATTTTTAGGTACAACTTGATAAGATAAACCATCTTTATACACATCGTATTCTCCGTCTCTTAAGAAGTCTAAGAATTCTTTATTGAACTCTTCAATACCCATATTGAGTATGGCTTTAGTTGCATTACCAAAGTCTCTACCTACAATTAACCCTAACATTGATGAAGCAACTGCTTGTCCAAGTTTCTTCTCTAAATCTTTTGGCTCTTCTTCTTCTCCTGCAATACTTGCAAGTGCCTCACCTAATACTTGTGCCATCATAGTATACATAATCATACGAGTAGTTGAACCTGCAAGTAGTGCGGCTCCTTTACGTTTACTTAAATGACCTCGACCAATTGCATTAACAATACCTGTTCTTGCAGTTACAAATTCATATATTAAGAATGTAGTCATAAAGGTATTGAATGCATTGAATGCAGTTTTGAAACCACTATCCCCCGGCTTTCTCGTTCCTTTTAATATTCCTAAAAATGGATTAGCAGTAGAACCTGTCATTACAGAAGTTTCGTCAGCAACCTCTGTTGCTTTAGCTAAAGCTTCTGCATTGTCTGCCATATACTTAGAATCATTTGCTGCAATCTTATCCATATCAGGTTCTATACCTGTTATCTTTTTAAACTCACTTGCAAAAGAACCAAACCACATAGGTCTCATTACAATCTTATCAGGTGTTGATATTAATCCATCGGCTAATGTAGCCACACCACTCTGATATTTTTTACCTGACCTATTCCAAATTTGTACAAGTTTATTTTTAAATCTACCCATTGCTCTACCGCCCTTGATACCTTCTGACTCCTTCATTATATTGGTATCAATCATTCTACCTGACATATCTTCATTAGGATATATACGGTTAGTCTGTTTACTTTTAAGATTCTCCATAGCTTTTGGAGCGGCATCACTATTTAAAAACTTAACACCAAACTTAGAACCTTTAACAAAAGCAACAGGATTAGTTATCATTGCAAAAGCTGCGTTAGAAGTAAGTTCCGCAATCCACCTAGTACTACTTGCAAGTATAGCACGATACCCGTTTTTCTTTAACCAATTCATTGCTTCTTCTGCAATAGTGGTTTGTTGGTATGCAGTGGTTAGCATATTTTCTACAACCTCTTCATAAGCATCTCTAATAGCATTGAACTTTTCTCTATCTTTAGAATCCATTCTAGCCTTATCACCTTTCAATCTTTGTTCCGCTACATTTAAAGTTCTTCTTGCGGTTCTAATTGGTTCAGTCATATGGAAATCTAACAACACTCCTTTTGCTCCTCTAGTAGCTGATGCATACACATCAAAGTTTAAAGCCGACACAACACCTTCTCTCTTGATTAAAGACTTTGCTTTAGTAGAACCTCTCAAACCATTCATATATTGTTGTATAAATGATTCATTACTGTTAGGGTCTAGACCTCTATCTGTTACAACATTTAAGTGTACATAATTATTTCTTGGTTTAATTCCTGTACCTCTAATAATAGATGCAGTCTGAACTGCCATTGGACCTAGTTCTGAATTTACTTCTTGTATAACCTTAATAGAATTTTTCTCTGCTTCATTAAAACTATTATAAAGTTTCTCTAGATTTATTTCTCCCGTTTCTTTATCAGTAAACTTTTCTAAAATCTCTGCTAACATTTCAGAGTCTTGTTGACTGAAGGTGGTTTTATCTGTATCAATAGCTTCAATAGTCTTTTTAATATATGCTGCAGCTTGATGTCTTGTCTCAGGGTTACCCAAGTTAGAATCGTGCTCAAGTTGAATCATATAAACCATCTGCTTAAACTTAGACATCAAAGTCTTGTTTGGATTTTGTTTAAATGATTTAGCAACCGCAGCCTCGGCAGCATCTATCTTACCTCTAAGTCTTTTAAACTGTGACGTAAATAATTCTTTTGCTTTTGCTGATGGATTAAATAAAGTATTAAATATAGGTTTTGATTTAAAGTTACCGAACACTTGGTCAACATAGAACAATGGGTTTCTTCTAATGGCTTCTAGAACAGAACCTTTTCTAGTGAATATACTTTTAAACTTAGCATACATTTTAGTTACAGGAAGTAGCTTAGAACCGCTTATTCCACCGGCAAGTTCTTTACCCTTTAACTGTGCATCCATCTTCTCATTCATTACCTGAACAAGATGTGGTGTGTAGCCATTGTTTATATTATTGTATAGTTTATCTATTTGTTTTAAATCCTCAAGTGAAAGATTCTCTATAGCTTCAATGTTATTGATTAAACTTTCAAACATCGCAGCAACCTTTCTTTCAAACTTACTAGGAAGTTCAGAGATTTTTAAAGCAGGTAGTTTCTTTATGTTAGCTATAACCTCTTGTCTTTCAGCTTCTATTTCTGCTTCTGTCTTTTCAACCTTTTGTTTCTTAGGAAGTATTTCATTCTTATACTTTTGCATTACCTCTAAGTCTATCTCATCAATGATACCATCATTAAGCATAGCCTTAATTGTTTTAGCGTAATCAACCTTACCGTCTTTATCAACAACTTTATTTTCAAATGCAGAATATTTTTCCTGTAGTTCAGGAACTTTAGAGTACTCTACATCAACCGCTTCTAATATTCTTTCTGTAATTTTTTCAACCTCAGCTACTGCAGATGGATTTAGAATTGCTTTCCTTTCTCCAAACTCTGTAACTAAATCTATATACTCTTGGAATACAGACTCAGGAATCAATGAAGCTTTCATAGAAAAGATTCTATTTAACTGTGTATTAATAGCATCAGCAATACCTATTTTAGTTCTTACGTTTTTTAATGCTTGTTTACGTTGCTTGTTTGCTACTGCAACTTCTTGTGCGTAATTAGCATTCTTAAATACTCTACGCATATATTCAACAAAACTGTCAATAGATGCCTCACTTAACATATTAACCTTAGTAAACCTTTTTATAATAGCCGATGCTTGTTTAGAAGTTATCTTGCCCTGTTGAGCCATCTCTCCTATTTGTTGTGCTAGTTGTCTACTCGCTTCAACAAATGCTTGTATAGCATTTTTTGCTCCACGATTTAAAGATTTAATCTGTTCTGCTAAAGCTTGTTTCTCTGTAAGAGTAATTGTTTTAGGATTTATTTTACCAAACAATAATCGTTTTGCAGACGGAGCCTTCTTTTCTTTTTGCCCAAATCTTTTTCTTAACTCACGAATCATCTTCTCTCTTTGAACGTCAGTTGAGTCTTTATAAAGTCTTGTACCTTTTAAATATTCTAAAGCTGCATTAAATATTTTAGTTGGACTTGTACTTTCTTTTGTATTTCTAGCCTTAACCTTTTCTACAATACCATCTATTTCTCCCATCACCCTATCAAAACCTTTAGCAAACTTCTCGCTTACTTTTGATTTTTGATTTGCTTTAGGTCCTGCTTTTTCAAAAGCTACTACTATATCTTCTTGTGCTACACCTCTTCTATTAAGAACAGTTCTAATTGCAACCTCTGATATTCCTTGTCCTCTTGCATCTTTTATAAATGCAGCAACATCATCACCCAAAGAAAATCTCGGCATCATACCTTGAGATTCTTTAGCTGCATCAAACTTTATTTTTGATTTTGCATCAACTGCTTTACCTGCAAATAAATCAGCAAGACCTGTATTAATAAAGTCTTCTAAAGACATTGACTCTATTTCTTTTGTCTTAAGACCTTCAAGCGTAGTAAATTTTTCTTTAATATATTTAAAGGTGGCATTCATCCACTCTTTAAACCTAGACTTCTTTGCAGCATTAACAATAGTCTCTCCTTTATTAGCCATCATTTCTACCAATGCTTCTTCTCTAGCTAATTTGTTGTCGCCATATTTTTCTATAGCTGCTTTTAATTCAGGAGTTCCCTCAATTAATTTTAATCCTCTTTCTAAAAGTTTAGTCCCCTTTCTTCCACTAGCCTTTGACCTTAAGAAGTCAATCCATATATGTCCGAACTCGTGAATAGGTGTACCTAAAGAAGCTTGGTCAGGATTTATAAATACTTTACCATCCTTAGTCATACCAAGAATAGTCTTTCCTTTTGAAACCTTGGTTCTAACACCCGGTTCTTTTAGCATAGCATCAAACTCCTGTTGTGTAGCCACTACTGTAACACCCGGAAATGCAAATCTAAACTTAGCAGCCAACTGTTGCATATCAGTTATACCTTCAGTTTGAACTGATGCACCCTGAAAAGCATTGTCACTAGGAGCGGTTCCCATAGTTTGAGAAGCAACATTTCTTTGTGAAGGTAATCTCCCTTTCTTATCTTTTTTAAATACTCTATTTGATTTTACTTTCCACTCAGGGAATACATCCATTCCACTTGTTGGATTTTTAATAAGCTTAATCAATCTTCCTTTAGGACCTGAACCGTAGTTAGGATGGTCTATATCTATAACACCACCATCTAATACATCAATACCAACAATTGAAACCACGTCTCCTTTATTGGTTTTCATCATAGAGGGTTCGCCTATTGCTTGGTAAATATTTTTAGCTAAAAAGTTTTCTGCTCCCTTACCATCTGTACCGTTATACAATGCGTTTAACATTCGGTTTGATATACTACCATCTTTACTTTTTTGTACAGACTTAGTTGTCTCAGGAGAAGTAATAAAGCCAAACAATTCTGCTCTCTCATCAAGAGTTAATGTGTTCTTGACATCTCCTTTTGCTCTAGCATTTGCATCTGCTACAACCTCATCCATCAACTGACCTAGTGTGTTAATGTTTTTATCTTCAATAAACTGTATTAGCCTAGAGGTTTTACCAAACTTACCTGCCTTATTATTTAAATCTGAAACAAGTTCTAGTAAAGCTGCTCTTTGATTTTCTTGAGATTGAGCATTAATTTCAGGTGATAGGTATCTGTAAACAAGTTCGTTTGAATTTACTGCATCATTACCCATACGAACAATAGCCATTGGTATATGTCCTTTAGGTAATCTTCCTTCATCCCACAACCTATCAAATAAATCTTTATTCTTTTGATATAATTTTACTGCATTATCATACTGACCTTGTGATTTATCTTTAGCAACACCTGCCCAAGCCGCTTTAACTTTAGCTAACGCATTAAACATTAGACCACCTTTAGCATTCATATCGTTGCCTCTTGAGTCTTTTATAGTTCCACCTGCAGCTATATCTGATACACCTGTAATCATAGGTATACCATTAAACTCTTCGATAGTTCCAACCATATCATCTTGGCTTTCAAAACCAAGGTCATTTATTTCGTCTTCGTTTAGATTAGTAGAAGAATTACTATCCTCAAAAGGATTAACTGTTGTTGTAGTTTCACCTGTAGGATTTGTGAAGTTTACTTCAGCTTCATCCATTTGATTCATTTCTTCTGTGATTGCTTCTGAATTTGAGGGGTCAGCAACAAAAGCAGACTCTCCTTCTTCTGCAACACTAAATCTAGTTTCACCTTCTAGGTTACCCTCTAAATTATCTATATCTTGCTGAAGTATTTGAGATGCTCTTTCATCAACCATTTCATTGGTCAATTCGTATTCTTTAATACCTTGTTCAGCCATCTCATTTTCCATTTGCTCAATGGCTCTGTCTTGTAATTCTAATTTTTCATCAGGAGATAAAGCATTATATTCTTCTATACTTGATTTAACTGATTCAGCTACATCAGATACAACTTGTTCTGTTTCAGCAGCCGCTTCATCAGCTAGTTGGTTTTCTTGTAAGTCTACTATTTGTTTTTTTAAATCAGCAATTTTTTTCTTACCCGTTACTGTACCTAATACTCTACCCTCTAGTTCTTGAACCTGTCTTTCTAAATCTACAATAGCATCCACCGTTGGACCGTTTAGGTCAGGGTTTGCCGCCATAACAGATTCCTTAGTTCTACCTGCTAGAATTTTATCTTGTAATTTTTGTGCTCTACCTTCAAAGTCATTATCTATTTGTATTTTAAAATTAGGAGCGGTTAATTGCTCATAAGTCATACCATCAATAACTTTATCTATTTCTTCTACAGTAGCTTTCTTTCCGTTAATTTTATATTTAGGGTTTTGATATCTAACTGCAATTAAATCCTTTACAGAACCCGGTGCTTCAGCAATACCTTCTAGTAGTATCTCACCGGTATCAAATTCTTGTCCTTGCTCACCGTATATATTAGTAGCTGCAATACCTGCGGTTTCACCAATAGAACCACCTACTGATTCAACTCCCATAGCACGACCAATTGCTTTTCTTTTTAATGCTCTTGATGCAGATTTAGTTCCTGCGGCACCTGCTTTTGTAAGTAATGGTTTTGCTACCTTACCACCTAATCTACCTGTTAATGCATCTATAGTACCGATTGCCATACCTCTTGCGATGGCATCAAATCTTAGTTCATCAACAACCTCTTCATTAGATAGTAATTCTCTTACGTTATCTGCAGTTAATTCTTTTCCTTGAACTTCAAGTCTTTCTTTTAATAACTCTCCATAAGTTAAACCTGTTTCTAAAACTGTACTAGCTGCGGCAAAAGCATAAGGTAAACTAGCTGCGGCACCTGCAACTGCACCCGGTGCTGCTCCAACACCACCTGCTAATGCACCTGTACCTGCACCATAAGCAGTACCTGCTGCAATAACTGCACCTCCTGCTGCTGCTGAATCTTCATTAGCCATAGCCGAAAAAGAACTAGCTAATACTTCAGGAATAACACTAGGGTTTAATACGAGTCCCTTTATTGTTCCCCATACACCCTTACCTTCTTCTTCATAAATTCTTTGATAATCTTGCATTTCATCAGAAGGACCTAATTGAGTAGCCTTTTGACTTTTAGCTATAAATTCTTGTATGTCTTCATAGGTAGCAGAAGTACCACCCATAAGTAAATCGTTACCACTTTCTGCAATCTGACCATTTTGAAAACCGGCATCAATTGAACGAGCCATATCATCAATAAAATCTCCTACACCTACAGGACTAATAGCATCTATACCCCTTAGTATATCGCCAAATGTTCCTTGAAAGTAATCAACCTCCTCAGAAACGGGAGACGGTGAAGTTGTAGCATTTGATGTGCCATCCGAAAAACTTGAAACGAAATCCGGAGAATCTTTTTTTTTTAATGAGCCTTGCTCAACATAAGATTTAAATTCCTCTACACCATAGCGGTTTACTAAATCTCCTTCAGAGTAAACTTTACCATTAGGTGTTTCATAAAAATGACCACCATCTTGAAAATTTAATTCAGGTGTTTCTTCTTCTACAAATTCAGTTAACTGCCCTTCGTTTACAAGTTGGTCAAACCCTTCATCACCATATCTTTCTAGTGCTTCTGATTGACTAATCTTATAACCATTGGGTGTTACATAAAAAATTTCATCCATAGTTCTTTTCTATTAACAATTGACCTGTAGTCCTGTTGCAAGTTCTTCTTTCTTACCATTAACACAAGGACCATACTTACCTTGACCACCTGTAAACTTTTGGTCTCTTGCTAGGGTTTCTATTTGCTTAGTTTGTTTCAACACATAAGTCAACCACTTCTCAAATCTTTGTTCTTCTTCTAGTGCATTAGAATCTATATTAATATCTGAATCTAAATCAAACTCCGCAGGATATTCTGCATTACCTTTCCAACCATCTATAGTTACACGGGTATTATCCGTTGTTCCAATTCCTGTCGCTACCGCTTTAAGACCATACTTACTATATCTATCATTTAAAGCTTTAGCTACTTTTTTATCACTTTGGTCTAAGAATGGTTCCTCAGTACCCATACTGCCCGTAACCTTAGGGAATCCTTTTTTAATGAATGAACTCACCTCTGTGTCAAATCTTCCTTGGTTACCTTGTCTGTTTGCTCCTGATTCTCCGAAGTCTGTGTTAAGAGGCTTACTGTTACCGTCAGCATCTTTAATAAATCCTCCTGCATTTAATGCTTTTGTAGGGTCATCAAGACCTGTAATCTCATTACCTAGTATTGCCCAATCTTCATCACTAATATCCTCAGTGAAATCAATTCTTCTATTTTTAACAGGGTCAGTATATACAAACTCTATAGACAATCCATCAGTTGATGGGTTAACACCAATCAATCCTGCCGCTTTACCTTCCGCAGTACCAATTAAAGATTCAAAAGAAGCAACTCTTTCGTCAGCCGTTTGACCTTTAATAGAGTTCCAAGTTCTTTGAATATTTTCTTTAGCTTTATCCTCTCTTTTATCATCTCTAACATCTTTAGGTGCATATGTAGGAGCATTGTAATCTTTAGGTGCAGCTTTGTATTCTTCTGTTTTATCTAACTGCATACGAAGCTGAACTTTCATTGCCTCTTCTGCTTTAGCTTGTTGCTCATCGGTAAGTTCTGCTTCAAGCTTACCGTTGTTATTTACCATTAATACCTTCAGAGGGTCTGCTGCGGCTTCCTTAGGGTCCATTGTTGGAGTATACCCATCACCTTGCAAGAAATCTACAAGCACTGATGCTGCAGAGTTGTCTCCAATACCTAATTGACTCTTAACAAAACTGTCTTCTGCTTTTTCATACATAGACATAACCTTTACATCTTCAGGTTTGATTCCTGCTTTTTTAGCAATCACTGCAATTTGTGCATCAGTTAGGTCTGCTAATGAACCAAAGCCTTCTCTTTTTGTAATATCTGAAACCTCGGTCACTAAACCATTGGCTCTATATCCACCCATTTTTCGTTGAACTTCTTTATCTACACCTAATGATTTGGCATATTCATCAACTGTACCTATTACATCATACTTGGTGTAAGTTCCTTTAATTCTGTTCTCTAAGTTTTGAACAGTCATTAAGTTATTTTCGTCAGGTATTCTTGGACCATTCGGATTGTTAGGGTCAGGTATCATTTTAGCCATAGACATAATACCTGTTTGTGGATTTATAATAAGTTTACTGTCTTGGAAATTTCCAAAGCCTTCAACTAATCCCATAGACCAATTCTGTATTTCTGAAGCTTGTTCTCCAACAGGAAGGTTGGAGTTATTCATAGCCATTTTTCTTTTGTACTCAGCATTATAATTTTCAAACAAACTAAAAGCTTGGTCAGTTCCATCAACTAAATTTTGTCTAGTAATGGTATATTGTCTTGGGTCTAATTGTCCTGATTTTAAAAGAGTTTCCTGCATCAACATAACCTCTTGCAAATCAGCACCTGCATTTAAAGCGAATTCATTTAACTGTGTATTTTCTCCTTGAGGTATATTGTTTAATACCTTTTGCATTTCACGAGTAGCTGCATCAATTGCACCTTTTTTCTCCTCACGAACTCTGTTTTCTTCTTTAAGAGTATTAGTTAAATTAGAACCTACTTCTGCCCAATTTATATTATCCTCTGCTTTTCTTTCAACGTATTTATATGCTGTTGCCATATTATAATTTTATTCAGGTAGGTAATTAAAGAAATCCAATCCGTTTCTACCACCGGTACCTTGCATATACTGATTATAATTTTGAGAATATTGTTTGTTATTAAACAACATTGCTTCTTGTTGTGGATTTAGTTCTCTTTTAAATTGTCTAAATTGTTTGTTGGACATATTAGCAACTGAACCTAAATCTAAATTAGTAAATCCGGCACCACCGGCTTCACCCATACTTTTAGATACACCACCATTTTTACCCATTACATTTCCAAACTTATCAAATTGTGCTTGGTCCATTTGCATACCACCAACTGCTGCTTTTTGTGCTGATTGGTTTTGCTTATATAAAGGAACCATAGATACTGCTTGACCTATAGTAGAAACCGCACTCTGTATACCTTGGTTTTTTGCTGCTTGTGCTGCTCTTTGAGCATCTGCTGCTTTCTGTTGATTACCCGCAACTTCTTCTAAGTCTAAAGCCACATCTAAATCTCTAAGTCTTGAGTCTTCTTCTACAATTGCAGCTTCAATATTGGTTAATTCATCACCCATTGCGGCACGAGTTTGTGCTTGTCCTGCTTGTTGTGCGGCAAGAACTCTACCTGCAGTAGCTGCTCCACCTCTATCGCTTTCTACACCTGCTTCTAAAGCTTGTGCACCTGCGGCTAGGTTAGCTTCTCTCTCAAGTTCGTAACCTTCTTTTTTAATGGACATTTGTTCTGCAAAGTTAACTTCTAGTTTTCCTCTCGCTGCTTCCATTGCAGCATCAGCTTCTGCTTCTGCTTGAGCCTGAAGCTTTTTTTGCTGACCTGCTTGAGCAAACGACAAACCTGTTGATATTGCTCCAATTGCTAATCCTGCTATTGCTGCTGACATAATTTTTTATTTTTTTTAATTACAGATGTAGGTAACTCATTGAAATCTTCAGTAAACAATTCTTTTTCAGCTTCCTCCACTGTTTTTGCATCTGTTCTATATGTACATACCCATACACAATCTTCGTGCATATAAGCAACTCTCTGTGTTCCTACTTCTGTTTGCACCACCATCGGTGCTTTTATTCTTTTTACCTCTGCCTTATCTGTTAAAATAGACATCTCACCACTTAAAAAAAATGATGGATGATTTACTTTATGTATAAAGCTTAAAACCAACATTCCTTTAGGCATAAAAATTTCCCTAGTATAAATACCATCTTTAATATGGTGTTTAAGCGGCATAGCTTCTTGCATCTCAGGAGTGTGGTGCTTTACAGTTTCTTCAATTGAAAGCAATTGTCCTTTGAATTCATTAATCTTTTCCCACAATACTCCTCTGTTTTGACCAATAGTTTCCAAAACAGATTCAGGATTAGACTGTACTATTTGAACTTCATCCATATTGTAGCAAAGATACTAATTTTAAGGGAATGATTTCATTACTTCAGACTCAACTGAAAATAACTCTATTTTACTTGTATTGTCGTTTGTTAAAGTAAATACACTATAGTGCCCTAAAATACCGTGAGATTCTGCAACAGAATTTTTAATATATAAGATATACTCAGTTGTAGTTGGTGCAGGTACGGCTCCTACTATGGTATTATCCACAACTATTTCGTTTATACCTGCAGGTAAATTTACATTTATAGCAGTTACTTGACCTAAAAGAGAAGGGTTAGGATTTCCAAAGTAAACCATATCTCCAACAGAAATTATATTCCCTAAGTATACACCTGTTATAAAAGAAACAGTAGTTTCGTTTCCTGCAACAACTATATTTTGACTAGAACCAATACCATTTAAAGACCTTAATGCATACTGATTAGGATTTGCAGGAGATGTAAATGATTGTCCTGAGTTTCTAATAAAAGCATAAAAGTCTCCCTCTTTCTTTTCAAAGTAACTTGCTTCTATAAATCCTGTGTCTTGTTGGTCACTTGTTATGATTGCTCCCCAAGCATCATCTCCTTCTAAATTAATAGTTTTAAATAATTTATTATGTAAAGGTTCTTCATTAAAAACTGACTGCAATTTAGATGGGTAATTCACACCATAATATTGGTTCCTAGTTTCGTTAGTGTTATGACGGTAAAGATTACCCCTGTAAAACGTATAGAAGTAACTATTCATTCCCATCATAAAATCAGGAACGTAAGAATAAAACGAAGGGAATCCTCCAACTCCCGGGTCGTATGATATAGTATAAGTACAATTATTTTGAGCAGCCATATATTAATTTTTTAAGGACAAGGTGGACAATGAACAGTGTCGTCACAAGCGTAAGCAACACCGGATTGAATTATTGAATCAAAGGTAGCACTATTTATTAAAGCCTGTACCGTTGCACATTTCTCTCCTCCTGAACCTGTTGCACCTTCTTTAAACTGAACAACATCACCTACACTAAATCCTCCGTATGTAGAATTTGATGCAGTCCATACATCTCCGTCACAACATTCTTGTAATCTATATCCATTAGGAACACAAGTTCCTGTGTTTATTACAACACCATTTTGAATTTGAATCCAAGGATGTGGTTCGCCTACTAAGTTTATAAATCCATCTGAAGCAGGTGTAACACCATTTTCATCAATAAATATCATATCATATAATGCAGGGTTTGTTGCAGTTCCATTTATTGGAACGTGGTAATAACTTTGAGAAGGATTTAAATTACACTGTAAATCCCCTGTTGTAGTGCTTCCTTGAAAGCTAGTAAGTGCAGTAGGACACTGTACTCCTATATTCCATCCCGTTGAACCACAAGGTCCATAAACCTGTACCTGCATAATACTTGGAGAAGGAGTTGGTTTTGGTATTACCATCATACAATTATTCGGAGCATTAGTTGTTAATTGATTACCTGTAGAGGTGATAGTAATAATTTGTTGGTTTCCTGTAGGAACAAATGCACCACCTATGTATTCGTCTTCATTTAAAGTATAAGTACCTTCTATTGCTCCCGGAGTACCACCATTACAATTTGTTTGACTACCAATTCTACCAACAAAAGTTGGAACAGTTAAATCAGGAACACCTGCATTGTTTGCTTGTAATACACCTTCAGTTGCTGAAACTAATTTATTATAGCTTGAACTATCATATGTTACTATGATACCATCAGGAATTGAAGCAGGATTAAATGTGACTATTGCGGCTCCTGTGTCAGTACTTGTTCCACCTAAGTCAATGTCAACAATAAATACACCTTGGTCTCCTGATGCAGCTATAGTTCCATCACAAGGTTGAGCACAAGTCCCACAAGTTTGTGCAGGAAGTAAAACACAATTTAATAATTGTCTGCTTACAACACCATCTGAATAAAATCCATCTGCCGCACAAGTAGTTAAGTCAGCATCATCAAATACAGATGTTGAGTTTGTTAGTGTTGTTCCGTCTAAATAGTATGTAGCCATAATTTAATTTTATATTTTAACAAGACCCATTAGTCCCTATTGAATTTAATCCCGGATTAACTGTTCCTGTTTGTGCACATATTGTTTCTTGGTCATATCCTCCTACACCACCTATTGCTCCACCTGCTGAAGTTCCATCACACGCAGTGTATGAAAAACTTTGTGCTTGTGGTGAAGATGTAGATAATGTATATGATGTACAACTAACTCCACTTGGGTCAGGGATATTACAATGAGTTGTGTCACCACAAACATATGATACACCTGTTCCATAAAGTGTTCCGGTAGGAGTTAAAACAGATGGTGCTAAAATTTCACCACATCTAATTGTTCCACCTACAGTGCTTTGATATTGAACCACATCCCCAACACTGTAAAGACTATTAGTGTCTTCAATAATTACAAGGTTACCGGTATCACAATCAGAAAGTCCCCAAATAGTAGCCGAAGGACCTGACCCTTCACAAGAACAACAAGCTTCTGTTGGAGATGCTCCATAACACAAATCTAATGGTGTACTTGTTCTAAAGTCCCAAATTAAATATAAATATTGTCCTTGGTTTGGCATTGTAAAGTCCGCATAATATGCAGTATTACCATTTGCCGGTGGGTTTATTGGTGTAGCCTGTGAAGATGCCGCTAACAATGCGAGAATGTCTGCAGGATTATTACCATATAATGTATCTGTTCTTAAATACTTAAAGTCATCTTGAACAGGATTAAATACATAGTCATCTGCTCCAAGAAGATTAGAGTACATAGAAACAGTAGAGCCATTAGTTGGTATAACACCACCTCCTTGTGGTCCTGTTATATCTTCATATAAAGAAACAATAGGATAAGTACCACCTATCATTGTAACTTCTTCAGATTGAAGAGGAGATATAAAAGGTCCATCAACCCAACGATATTCATCGTGTATACTTAAACCTGTATCAGCATCACTATTTAAGTGTACCAATTTAATTGTAATTATCTCAGCTTGAGGACAATTAACAGTTAATGTAATAGAAGCATAACCCGATGTTTGTATTGTTATCTGTGCTTCTTGATTTAAGATTAAGTTTTTATTAAAACTTAAAGTGCCTCCTGTAGAAACATTTCCTGTAGTAACATTCTGTAAACCATATTCAGCATCAATTTTAAAAGTTCCTACTAAAGAAGAAGAATCTACCGTATAGTCAATATCAACTGTCCCTATAGTTTCACCTACATCAACGCAATATGTAAACACTTCTTTTTGAGTTTGTAAAAGAACTTGTTGTGTTATACCACATTGAGTACAATCAATCTCTAAAGGAATTTCTGTACAATTAGATGCTAATACAAACTCATTCATATAAGTATCGTACCCTCCTAATTTTTGAGTAAACAAACTATCATTAAATAAATCTCTAAACCAAGGTCTCATACCTTCTGCAGATATGGCTTTTAATCTTTCGTTTTGTGCTGAGGTTCCTGTAAGTTGCAAAACAACTCCTCGTTTACCATCAGTAAAATATTTGTCAGGTCCATATTGAGCAAAGCTTTCAGGGTTATGGCTTATACCATACTCTTCTATTCTAGCTATTTGTGTTCCTAAAACTTCAGGTACAGAGGTTAATGCACTTCCACCTGCAGCATCTGAAAGCAAATTCTTTCCTGATAATACATAAGATATTTTATCTTCTTGTAATGTAAGTATATCTGTCTCTCTTGCAAATAATTTTTGAACAGGTCCAAATGATTGTTCTAAAGCTTTAAAGTTTAGTAACCCTGCATTAAACTCGTTTAGTTTGTTTACGTTAGATTCTGCATTATATACACCACTATAAGTTATATCGGCAAACCTATGCTCTTCTTTGTAGGTTTGAGCGGTAGTTGTAAATGCTCTGTTACCCAATACCATTTCTTTACCAATAATAGAATCTTGAATTCTATAACTTTCAACTCCATTTCCAAATGAAAAACAATTAAAGAATGCAGTTTTTATAATAGCAGGAGAGTTTGTTGCAATATCTTGGTCTTGCTTATTTCCAGAATGTTCACCGGTAGCAGTGTTGATTGCATAAGATTGAGATGACTCATACCACAAATCAGGAGAAGCATCTTTTGGTAATGTTTCAAATACAGTTAATCCACTTGCTCTAATTACCTCAATATCAACTCTACATCTAGATTCCTTTTTACTACCACCATATCCCTTCGATGCTTTAAAAACAAAATATGTTCTTCCTCCGGATTGATAAAAGTTTGAGTAAACATTACCAACGCTACAAGGTCTATTACCTGCAGACTGATAGTTATTACTATAATTAGGACCGTCAACTCCTGTACCGTCATCATTTGCTAAACCTGATAAAGCACCGGCAATATTATCTCCTTCAAACCAATTTTTAAAATTACTATATTCCTGAGAAGCGGTAAAAGTTGTATCAACTTGCCATAGTTTTTTAGGAACATTTCCAAATAAAGAATCTATGTTACCCCTTCTGTAACTTCTAAGTTTTATATTAACTTTAGTACCTGCAGGTAAACTGTAATCTATATAACTACCGGGGTTGTTTGGGTCTTCTGTATCTACAGGGTAGTTAATAGACCTACAACCACTTCCGTTATTATTTTTTTCTCCATAAGCAACAACCGGTAAATCTCCTACCTCAGTAGAAAAATTATTCGCTCTTAGTTTCATATAAGTACCGGCAGGTACAGGGATATCGTTTCCATTAACATCAATCGGAGCAGGGTCCAAAAAGTCTTTTGTTTTGGCATCTTTTTCAAGAACCGTTGTATATGTACAACTATCTCTTGGACCTTGAGTGTCTACTTTTACAATTAATTCATCACCAAGTTCTATTTTTTGTGAGTTCTGACCTTCTAATAAAAAGTAATCTGCTCCACTAGCAGGGTCTCTGAAAAAGAACTGTGAATATATTGTATTGTATTGCTCCTTATCAGGCTTTATACAAAACTTATATCTAGTTGCCCAAGATGGTGCAAGTTGTGATGTTGGTATATTTACACTAATTGTATTTTTAAATTCTGATGAAGAACAAGGAATATGCACATTATTATTTAAACTAACTTGTGCTGAAGATGCTCTATTAAATTCATCCATATAAACAATACCAACCTCATATCCTCTGTTACTATGTAGACTTGATGGGTCTCCTAATTCTTGGTATACCGCATCTACTAAGTTTATTTTATAGTACTCCCATACTGTTTGTGTTATAGCCACACCTGTAGGGTCGTCTACAAAAGACATAGCTAAAAGCTGAAGCTTTATGCTAGTTGAACCCGGAGAAGCAATAATTTCTATAGGTTGACCTGTAGCACTTATACCACTTTCGTATTTAAATAATCCTGATAATTCATTTGAGATAACACAATTAAACAAGTCAGTTAATGTTGTACCATTACAAGAATTGGCAACTGTTTGAATGTTAGTTGTAACACCAACCTTCTCAGCAAAATCTACCGAAGTAGCTAAATCATATACTGAATTGAAGTCTGTTGGTAGTATATATGTAAATTCTATATCTTGCTCTTGTGTTGTATCAGCAGGGAATGGTGCTTGTCCTGTCCAACTGTTGTGTTCAAACCTTATCAATATATTTAACGTAGCACCCTGTATTAAGTCTAATCCATCTAAATTTACTTCAACAACACTATTCTGTATTGCTTGAGCACCATTAATACTATAGTTTCCCTGTACAGTTAAACCTTCTAAGTCAGTTCTACCTATTGATTCTTGATTTGTACCTACAGTATATTCAAACTTAGTTGGTACCGACTCTCTCGATAAATCATATTGCTCATAATAATTACCATACATTAATCTGTTACCCATCATTGTTTGAGCCTGTGCTAAATGCGGTACATTATCATATAGTCTCAAAATTTCTGACGAAGGCAGAATAGTAAATATCTTACTGTTGTTAAAATTAAAATTGTATTCTGTATTATCAGCTAATCCTACATCTTCCTTGTTTAATGATTCAATAACTTTAATTATTGAACTATTCATATCTTTAAAAAGTATATCTACTTCCTTTACTAAAGGACCACCTGAATTATATCTTATTGTAGCAGCATTAGTACTATTTAACATACCTGAATTTAATGCCGTACTGATATCATATTTAAATGTATTAGGTATAAAGCTAGGTTCTGAAAATTGTGACGTTGCTGAATACTCACCATCAGCATATTTATATCTGTATGCAAAACAAATAAACCTATCTTCTAAAAAGTTATCTTGACTTGAAGTTGCTACAGGGGTTACCAAAGGTACTTCTGAAGGTGGTTTTTTAATAACCATAATCTCTTCAGCAGAAAATGTATCTAGTGATGCGACAGGATTTGGGTAATTTTTAGTTACATTTATTTGTCTTGGTGGATTATAATTATCTGTCCAATACAATAAATTTTCAATTTTATTTACTCCTGTAATTAAGTAATCAGAATTAAAGTTTAATGTGGTTTTAGTTTGTGTTGTATCTAGTGGGTCGCCAATACTAATAACGTGGTATCTTAATAGTAAAGTCTGTGCATTGTATGAAACAATTAAATCAACTACACCTGTTAATGTTCCGGGTCCACCAAAATTAGGGTCGTGAACAAACCAATACATAGTTTCAAAAGCACCATCTTCAAAAGCACCAATACATTTAGCTTGATTGCTTAAATTATCATTTAAATACTTTAGAGAGGTTAATTGTTCGTTACCCTTAGAGTTCTCTATTACACCTATTTCAGAGCCTTCAGTAGAACCCATACGAACATTAAGTGCATCAACGTACTGCCCTTGAGGGACAAGACGTTCATCCACCATTTTATTCATTTTCCCTTGAGTAAAATTTCTTGTCGTAGTAGCCATATTATTTAATCCACTTATCTCTACCCCTCATATTCATTAAAAGTCTTCCGGGGTGTATATTACTTATTCTGATTTTTGCGTTTCTAAGCAATGCTGATTTACGCTTTCTCAGTCTATTTACGATGTACTCTTGTACACCAACTTTAGAACCAAGTATTGCAAACTCAATTGCGGCATAGATATAATCTTCAAATAATTTATTTACAGTAACTAAACTATCGTTACCATTTTCCATACCATCTGATACATATTCTAACACACAGAGTTCTCCTGACATTCCTGAACTAAAGTTAATAACACCACCCTTTGGATTAATCTTAAAGGTAGGATTAGCGTTGGCAGTCTCCGTATTTAATCCGTAGTGAGCACCAATACCATACTCAAAAAACCATTCACCGTCACAAAAATATCCTTCTTTACCATTGTAAGGGGAATTTGCATTTAGATAAATAGACCTTTTACCACCATAAATTCTATCATAATCTAAATCTGAATGTTGAGGTTTTAATGCGTTGCCATCTATATCAAAAAGAATTCTACAATCACTATCTTGTAAATATGCAGAAGACCAATTGGTTTGTATGTTCTCACTTAATGGATATAACAATCCATCTTTATACATAGAAATCCTCACCCAATTAACGTAGTCATTAGGTAAGAAATATCTTAGTGTATCACATACGCTTAATTCTAAAATTTTAATTTCTTTAAAAGCATCATAGTTTAATTCCTGTATCGCTCTTTTTGCGTGGAATAATACTTTGTACCTTTCTTCGTTGTTTACAATACTATGGTTTCCTGTATACATCAACATAAAATTGTTGACAATATCTTCTAATGAAACATATTGATATGAACCCCAATTAGCATCTTCAGGATTTGCACCGCCATTTTCATAATATTGATAATCGTTTATATATGCCATAATTATTTTTCTTGTTGTTCGCTTTGTGCTTCTTCACTTCCTGCAAATTGAACTGCTTGAATCTCTCTAATACTCATTCCGGCATATTGAAGTATCTTCATAACTAAATTTACTTCGTCATCATTTGGTAGTTCAAAGTCTTGATAATCAACTGCAGTCTCATCAAATGCAGGTTCTCCGTTAGTTAAAGTAACATATGTCCATTTAGGTGTAAAAGGAAATCTTATATATTGAGAAACCAATTGCCCAACATTACTTACTGTATCAGGATATATTTCAACAGTCAATCCGTTTTGAGTATATGCAGGATATGTTAAATTAGGCTTAGTCAATATTGAATTATTAAGCATTGTTATCTTAGTATGTGTAACTTTTTCAGCTTCCTTTATATCTCCTTTTTTATAAATAGAATATAAAAGCGGTTGTACGTTAATGTTGTTACCACTTGTTTGAATAGTAGTGTCATTTAGTATATTCAGAACAGTATAATTATAAGTTACTCCGGCTATAGTTATTCCAACAATATCTCCTATAGAAATACCATCTGTTGTAAATGTAGCCGAACCGTCAACAATAGCATTTTGACCACCCACAACTCCATCAGTTGTTCCTGATACTATTAGATTATTATGTACTAAGTTTTTATTAATTAAATAATAATCATTATTTGTCGTTGTTAAAGATGGTAAAAAATAATTGTTCCCACCCGCATTTAACAAAGGTAACGTAACAGAAAAAGTATCAATAACTTCTTCCAATCCCTTTGTTATATCTGCATATCCTGTTCCTGACTGTCTTGCATTTTCTTTCTGCAACTGATAGTTGTATGAATAAAAATATGTTTCAAATAAATCTAACTGTGCTTGTTTTGCAAACAAGTTAAAATCTGACGGAGAAATATATCCGTAATTATTTTTATTCAGGATGGACATCACTGTTTGTCTTACTGAATTTATCATCTGTAATCTTTTGTACAAAGATAACTAAAAAAAAAAGACCCCTTCAAAATGAAGAGGTCTCGCTTTTAGTTAGGTAGATTTAAGTTTAAGGATTGACTTCAATACAAGTAATACACTGAAAATCTAAACTCTTAAGGCTTACGTCTGAATAATCTCCTTCAAACACAACCTTTGAAATCGGTTTCATCCAATTTGTTGTGGCAGCTATAAAAAGAGCCTCATTAACAACTTCTTGAAAACCACTTGTCAAATCACTTCCTTTAACTTCGATTCTATAATTTGAACCTTTTAACTGAATGTACGCTAGTTGACTTGTTGCTACTTGGACATTTAAAATAGCATCACAAGCTACAAGTTCTTTTCCGGTTTCAGTTTCAAATTCTAAATACTTTAACATAATAAATAATTTAAGGTTAGTAAAAAAACCTACACCTTCGTGGTGTAAGCACTAAACCACAAAGATACAATATTATATTATAGTGTTTCGAGGTGTTTAAGTACGTCAATACCTTCGTCTGATTGTAAATAAGAAACAACTAAATCTAAACCATCAGCACCGAATGGTACATTAAGCATTTTAGTTTTATTAGTTGGGGTGTTATACCATACTTCCTTTTTACTTTTTCTATAAGCTAAATGCCCTTTATCAAAGAATGATTGTACCATACCCATAATCTTTAATTCAGGGTCGCTACAAATATCTAGAAAATCTTGAGGATTGTTCTTAGCAAAAACTAAAACATCTCTTTTCATTTCTGCAGTAGTTAGTTTATCTACATTCGTATTAAACAAAACTCTACATACATTCTCTAATTGCTCAAGAGATAGTTTCTTAGCTTCGACTAAAGCATCTGCTTCAATCATAAGTTGGTCTACTACTTGTGCAGCATCTTTAGATTTATCTACCTCAACAAACTTAGTTCCGTTTAAAGGATGATAATGTAGAAATTGTTGAAGTACTTGGTTTTCTTTTCTAACAAACAAAAATCCATCTTCAAATATTACAGGCTCTAGCAAAGCATTACCATCTTGCTTATCAACAAAAGGTGACTTTTGATTTCTAGCATATCTAAGTTCACGGTTTGTACCTGTGCTCTCATCAAAATGTAATAAAGGAAATCTTCTTGAATGTTTTATTGGTAGCATAAAGGAAAGAGGTGCTACATCTCTTGTTAGTTTATACTGCTTATCAACGTAAACAGTTGTCGTCTTTTTTTTCATTGTATTAAATTTAAATTAAAGTTTAAAAAAAGGGAGTGTCTTTGAAGACACTCCCCTATTAAATATCTGCTTACTCTTGGAATAAGAAGAAGTTGTTTGCACCTAAAGTACATACTGCTCTTTCAGATAGGAAGTGAACCTCCATAGCATCTAAGCTAGAAGTTTCTGCTCCACCTGCAGAACCTGTAATCCAAGTCTTGTAACGTCTGTCTTCAGTTTCTGAAGCTCTATATCTAACGTGCAAGAATGGTCTCTTAGCATTTTTACCAAGGATTTGGTCATATACTGAAGTAGAACCTGCAGGAACTAAAAGTCCATTAACTCTACCTGACCCTGCACCTGTAGGTAATCCACCTCTCATTGTTGGGTCATTCAAATATTTCCAATCAGACTTATAGAAGTCATAACCTCTTCTAAATCCTGTGAATCCTAAGTTAAGTGCCATTTCTTTCTCATTGTCAAAAAGACCATAAGATACACCACCTGCTGCATTAGATGACTGCTGAGAAAGCATATCGTCAATGTCGAAAGAGAAATCTCTATCTACAAATACAACATTCTCTTCAATAGCACCTTGCTTATCAAGTCTAGAAATGATAGAATCCCAATCAGCTAAAATAGTTGGGTTTCCTCCACCCCAAATGTTTCCTCTTTGCTCTACTGCGTAGAAGATACCATCTGAACCTTTGTTACCTACCATCTCAGCACCTGCTACTGCTTGAGTAGCTGCACCTGAAGTATTACCTGCAGGAACTGCTTCAATCATTGCAGTCTCTAGATAGTCGTCAAATCTCAATCTAGTTTCGTGCTCAGACTTCATATACCATAGGTATCCATTTGCTCCATTTTCAGTTGTTACTTCAACCCATCCAATCTGTGCCATATCAGAACCTGATACTGCATATTTATCTTTAATGATAATTGGAGAGTTTTCAAAGATGAAGTCATCAGCTTCTAGAGAATCTTCCATTCCTACTGTTCCTTTTCTGAATTCAGAACCGTAGATGAACATTGTAAACTCAAGACCTGCTCCTGCTACCGGTATTCCATTGTTGTCATAGAATGCAACACTTACTACTTTAGTAGCATAATCAACTTTAGTTACTACTGCTTTAGCTGAACCACCACCTGCATTATCAGAGATATATACAGTTTGTCCTTTTCTAATAGCGATACTATTACTAGCACCGAAAGCAGGGACACCTGCATCTCCAATAGTGAAGTCAGCTTCGTCAGCATTAATTAATGCCGCAGTTGTACACTTTACATATTTAGTATGCAATCTTCCTTGTTCTGCCCATTTGATAAGGTCAGAGTTAGATGGCATTTCTGCACCTACCATTCTTAGGAAGGATGCGATTGTTCTATTACCATATCTTTCAAATTCTTTTTCATAAGTATCAGGTAGATACTGATTCAAGAAATCAAAATTGGTAATGTAGTTAGACTTCAACGGCACTCTTTGTGCACTTGGTTGTAAGTCAAAACCGGGTACGTTTAATACACTCATTTTTTAATTTTTTAGTTTAACAATTTTACTTTTTATTACTCCTAATCTTTAAACCCCTACCGTGGTCGGTGTTTATAGATTTTATTTGCATACCTGATTTTGTGCTTCCAACTTCCGGAGCGGTACGAGTAGTCATATTTACATTTTTCAACTTTCTCATTTGCTCATCTGCTGCTGCAGATTTGCCCTGCTCATAAAAGAATTTAGCAAACTTCTCAGGATGCATTGCCATTGCTAGTGACCTGTGGTAACCTTCTGCGTTTTTAAGAGAACCATCTGACTCCTGATACTTTTCAATAAAAGTACTAGGATTAGAATGAACTTTTAACAACTCATCTGCATCACCGGGTGAAAAGTAAACTTTGTTATCGTCTAGCGTAAACTCAAAACCTTTGAACTCACTGAATACATTGTTTGTTTTTTCTAGATAAACTTCCCTCGCTCTTGAGTTCCGTTCACCGATTGTCTTCGCTTCAGCTATATATTGCTTATATGCCTTGTATTCGTCTGTTTCAGATTCAGGAATAGAATCCCTTTTCGACTCGAGAGGGACCTTATATAACTCCTGTTGCTTGACAAAAAAATCTTTGGCTTTAGCAATAGTTTTTTTCTTTGCTAATTTAATTTTTCTAATTTGCTTTTCATCATCAACATCTTCATCGTATTGATAATCTTCCATAAGTTCTGTGATGTCTTCAGCATCAAGACCTTTTTCAGTTGCAGTTAGATATTCTCTTAGCAATCTATCGGGTTCCATTTCATCATAGTTCTTTTGCATTTTTGCAAAGTCCTCGAATCCACGACCCGTTTCTTTTTTGTATTTAAGATACTTAGCTACATCTTCAGGAAGAGGTTTCTCCTCTCTCTGTTGATTTAACTCGTCAAGAGATTTATACTCTTTACCGTATCTATTTCCAATATATTTAAGAACGTCATCCTCACTTAACTCTGAGGATTGAGTTTTAATTTCTTCTTGTGGAACTTGCTTCTTCTCAGCTTCAGGTTCCGGTTTTTTTTCTTCTGTTGTAGTTTCTACTTTAGTAGACTCAACAACCTTATCTTCTGCTACAGGAGGTTGTCCTGTTGTTGACTCCTGATGTTTGTCTAACAATTCTTGTTCAACTTGTTGTACAGACTTTTCTTCAGTCGCTCCGACTTCTTTTACTTTTATTTCCATATTTTATTAAATTTAATTTTATACAAAGTTACACAAAAAATAATATACTTTTAGACAACTTATCTCGGGTTGAACTCAGCTAAATCAAAGCCATCCAAACTATCTTCATTAGATTCAAAATTCATTGGTGGAAGATTGTTCTTACGTTGATTGATTAATTTAGATTGTTCAGAATTAGCTTGAGATATACGTTCAGACTTTGCTTTTTCTCTTTGGTCTTCTCTAGACTGTAAGCCTTGAGCATCCATCTGTCTTAATTGCATATTTATTGCAAACTCTTCTTGCATTAATTGTGACTTCAACATTGCTTCTTGTTTCATTTTTTCTATTTCAAAAGCAATATCTCCTTGTCTAAATTGTAATTTAGCTTGAGTTTCCATTTGCAACTTTTGCTGATTAGCTTGTATAGTCATTTCTTGTTGCTTAATCATTTGTTGAGATTTCATAGCTTGTTGTTGCATAGCCATCTTCTCTTCTCTTTCTTGCTTAGAAATACGCTTCATTTTCAAAAGCTGATTAGCAAGTTTCATATTTTTTATTTCACGAATATCAATTGCATCTTCAAGATTAATATCTCCTTTAGATAAAGCCATTTGAATATTTTGTTCTAATTGTGCTTTTTGTTCTTCATCAGGTGATAGTTCAATAAATATTCCAAAATCATAAATATATAAGTCAGAGATATCTCCAAGTATAGATACGTTGTATTTACCTATTTGATTTATAAACTCTTCTTTAAAGTCAGCATACTGTAAAATATCTGCTACTCTATAAGTTATAGCTTCAGATAAACTTTTATAAATATATAAACCTGCTTGTAGTATATGTCTTGTAGCTACATTAGAATTTAATGCCGCCATTTTTTGTAATCCAACTAAAGAGTTTGAATCAGGCATACTCGCATCTCTTGCCTCATTAAGACCTGTTACAGTTCTAATTTGGTTTAAATAATGATTATAATTAGTTATAAGCATTTGTGTTTTAGATGCTCCTGAATTTGAAGTCAATTCTTTAATAGGAACTTTACCTTGGTTATAATCACCATCTTGAGTATAACTTCTACCTATTACACTACCTGTTTGAAAATATAATCTTAAAGCATCTTCAGGATTATATGCGTTTCCGTTTCCTAAATCAACTTCACCCAATCCATCGGCATCAATAAATACACCATCAGGCACAACTCTAGATATAACTTGTTGTAGTTTTAAATGTGTGATTTGAATCAAGTCTGCAAAAGGAACCATACGTCTAACTAAAGACTCAATTACTCCTTTGTACATTCTTGGTGCATTAGCTACATAATTAGGTATAGCGTGTTGTGTTGCAGATTGTGGTCTAACCATATTCTCCATTAGCTTCCACTGTAAAAGAATATTAGTTCCCATAACCATAACACCTTCATACCATACATCAATAGTTTTTGACTCTTTTGTAAAGTTACCTTCATCCATCATTTCATCAGGTGGATTGAAATTATCATCTTTTTCAATCATACTTACATTACCATTATCTTTTACTTTTCTTTTATAAACAACTTTTTTTGTTGTTTTATAATTAAAGTACATAACGGTTGCAGTATCTTTATAAAAGATATCGTTTTGATATGCTTGTGCATTATTATAATAATCATACCAACTCTGAGAATATTGAGATATCTCATCTAAATCTTCATTAGTTAAAGTTGGGTCAATCTTTTTTAATTCTATAATAGGAAGAGTTTTAATCTCACCCCAATAAAAACAATCTCTAAAGTAAGGGTCTTCAGTATAACTATATACTATATTAGCAGGGTCTACATAACTAATCTTTACTCCATCTCCGGGTAAAAACTCGTGCTTCGCAACTGCTAAACCTAGAACAGTCATATCATAATCTAACCTCTTTCTTGTGTCATCATATTTATTAGCTTCAAACAAAGTACTAATTGCTTCTTCTTCAGCTATTTCTATTGCAGGTTTATAATTTAATTGCATATACAACTTCAACTCTTCATCAGAATTCGGAAGTTCTTCAGGCTCTACTGTAAAAGGATTTGCTCCGGTTTTCTTTTGTATAGTTTCAAGCATAGGTTTTGCGACCATTTGTCCCTCAACCATCTGTTGGTACTTGCTTCTTTTAGATTGTGATAATGCATCTTGAGCAAAAGCTTTAGGTACAAATTCTCTGCTCTGCATTCCGTTTACTACAATATCAACAAACTTAGGCAATACAGGTACAGGTGTCCAATCTAAATTTAGATAAGACAAATCACCATCTATTGCTAATTCATTTTTGTATTTAGCTACTGACTGTTCTCCTCTTGCGTATAATCTGAGTCTATGGAAGTCTCTCCATTGATTATAATACCTACAACTATTTCCGTCTCTTTTAAACCATTCGTACTGAATAGCTTGTCCGATTTGTAAACCAAATTCGTCAGTAGCTTTTTCTGAATCTGAAACAAATTGACTAGGAAATCCTGTAGATGATATGTTAATGTCTACTTTCTTCATCTAATAATTTCGCTTATTGTACCTTTATTACTATACCTTGCAAAGTTAACCTTTATTTTTGAAACTTTTTGCTGAGGTATATATAGGTGTTTCTGACAAGCCATAATCGCTAACCCCGAGGAAATACTAGCATCAAACTTAGTTCTATTACTTATGTCAAATTTTGCCCAATCTTCTAAAGTTCTTGTAAAAATGCAATCACCCATTTCATTATTTTCTTTCATTCCTATGTTTGCATCTATGTAAGATTCTATTGCAGAAGCGTGTGCTTGTTTTACTGCTTCACTTGAATTAGGAATACCACCTAATTCTTTTTCAGTCTTTGATAATTTATTATAGTGTTTGTCAGGTCTATTTAAACAAAAATTTCTATATCCTCTATTTTTAAAATGATATAGTAATCTAGGTTTATTATTCTCTATAAGTATTGGCATACCATAAAACACACAAGCTTTTAATACATCTTCAAAAAATATTTCTGCCGTTTGAGGTCTAGCAACATATTCTAAAAAAAACTCATTACTTGGAGCATCATCCATATTAAACATAGTTAAACCGTGCAAGGCTCCATTAGAACCTCCACCACCTACAGTTCCTGATATATCATAACTATCACATCCGAATGCACCTATATGTTTATTGCCCGGTGTTTTTTTACCATTAATACTTTCTACTCTGTTTTGTAGATTTTTTGATGGAGTCCAAGATACATAAAACCTACCTCTTTGATTTGGAGTAAACTCAACCTTAGAATCTTTTATTCCATTTTTCCAAACTAAATCTCCTCTTGTTAAATGATGGTCTATTATTAAAGAATCATTGTAATCTATTTGCTGATATATTTTGGTAAGATTAAATATAGATTGCTTACTCTCATCTCTAAATGCGTGTGATTCACTTCTAGGAAATTGTCTATAAAATTCATTTAATGCATCAGGGTCTTTCTTTAATGAATCCACTTCATTATCCCAATAGTCTACTGCTCCTTGATATATTGTTTCTCCATCAATTCCTTCAACACCTTGTTCGGGATTTTTAAAAACAGGCATTCCATACCTATCTATAAACCCCTCCATATTCCATTCCATAGGGATGAAAAGTGAATACATACCGCTTTTGGTTTGACCATTGGCATTTCTGTTTAATACATTAGAATTATTGTATAAATTTTTAAAGTTGTCACCACCCTTATCTAAAGCATTTGATGTAGAACCCATCATACATTTACCAATAATTTTACTACCAAGACGTAGACAGGTTTTAGTTACTCTCCAATTATTTAAAATATTATTAGGCTTTATCCATTTACCACTTTCATCGTGAACTAATAGTAAAAGTTTTTCACCATCGTAAGAGTTGTCATCTGTGTTCTTCCAATCTATTGTAGTATCTAATCCATACAACTCATCATTGGTTGTATCGTACATATTTTTTTTAGTTATCTTTGCAGCCGGAATTCTAAAAGCTAGTTCTGTTTTAGGTTTATCCATACCATCCATAATAGGTTTAAAGAAAAATGGTAGTCTACTATTTATTGGAACAACCTTATCAGTAAACATTTTTTTTGCATCAGAACCTGTCTTAGACAGTATACCAACTCTAGAATCTTTAGCTAGAGTTCCGGTATTTACACATTCAGAAGATGACATAAAAGAAAATCCTGAACGTCTTATCTTTAAATAAATCATTCCGAAACTTCTTGTGTCAGCTTTACAAGCTTCCCAAAAAATAAACAATAATCTATTAGCTTCTCTAAAATCAGGATAACCAACATCAATAGATGTCCACTGTAAATACATATAATGTGCTCCTGTTATATAGGTAGGAATACCGTTTGACATATACCATAAACCTTGTTCTCTTCTATCAAACTCTTCCTCTATATAATCAACCCACCTATCTTTAAACTCTGAGGACATTTCATTCCACTGAAATATTGATTGAATCTTTGATAAAGCTTTAGGCAGTTCTTGTCTTTCCCAATACTGTTCTTCTTTTTTTGAGTGTCTTTGAAGACACTTTTTTGGTTCTAATGGAAGTGCTATACTTAGTCCTTGAATAGAAATTATGTTTCCTATTTGTCCGCTTTTAGAAATGACAATAAAATCATATTTAGAATTGTATCCATATTCCCACGTTTTAGCCTTGTTCTTAGACGTTAAAACATTTTTAGGTACAATACCTTCAAGTACTTTATATAATTTATTTAGACCTTCTTTCTGCAAATCCTTGTTTTGTATCTGTTTTTTTGGCTCCCCTTTCTAATGACTCAATAGCTTCCTTCTCCGATTCTATTCTATTTAATATTTCAAAAGCATCAAAGATTGCTAACTTTTTTGTAGCTGCTGCATTTTTTAATCTATCAGCAGATAAGTCATCTTCAGGGTCGTGTTTAATAATTGCTTCCTTCGCCACCTTTATCAGTTGTTCCACTGCCCTGTGACCTGCTTCTATTATTTTTAATTTTATTTCTTTTGATTTCATTTTTAAATCTTTTCTTTTTTCTTATTGGAATAGGTGAGCCATCGTGCTCATTCCATTCGTCTTCCCAAAAAATATAACTCATATGTAATAAAGATATAGTTCTCAAAGTATCATTGTTATTTGATGGTCAAACATTCTGTATAGTTTTTCTCCATCAATATTAAACTCATATTCACTTTCAGGTTTGTAACACACTTTAACTCCTTTTGTAACCCCTTTAGATTTTAAATATTCATTAGGATATTTTACAATTCCAATTAAAGGTTCTTCGCTTAATGGTTTATAAATATAAGAATCTTCTACCGGTGCAGGTTTAATAAAACAATATCTATCTATTGCATTCCACTCTACACCATTATGATATGCATAGTATTGTTCTTCATCTATAAAAAATAAATCATCTTTAAAATAACTTTTGCCACTTTGAACTTTTCCCTGCATATCATTATAATATTTAAAAACATTATGATGTACAAGTAATTTATCTCCTTTCTCTATAGGTCCATTATAATCAAGAGGAAGTTCTATAACCTCAGCTTGTCTATTAGAAAACCTATGGTCCTCCTGTGACGTACTGATTATAAAATCAATATTCCCGTAAGTCTTTGTGTTATCGTATCTTTTACCCTTTAAAGGCTTTACAATAAAAGAAGTTGGTGAATTCATAATTTAATTTATGAGCCACAACCAAAACAATCTATGTGTGAATCAGTTGGCTTGACTCCATTTAATTTCATTTTAATATTATGGATTTTATCTGCAAGTTCCATTTCTTGCTCGAATGTTAGATTGGGTTGCTTCTTTTGTTCTGTATAAATTTCAAGT